AGTCAGATTATCAACGCTGTAAGGGTTGGCGTAAGAGCCTACCGTACCCACACCCGTCGTACCATCAACCCCTCCAGACGGGGATTCAATATAGGGATCTACCCAATAAATAGCCATTATGTAGTCTCCAGTTCGTATATTAAGTGACCGATTACATCGGTGTTGAATTCAGCTAGGGTTCCACCTAGAATTAATTGTTCCCGAGAAAGAGTCGTGTCCACTAAAACCTCCACTACATCGCCATCATATTTTTGAACTTTAAATAATATTGAATTAGCATCAATTTCTGTGTGCTCATACTCTGTAATAGTTGGGTAAAGTTTATACATGCTATACCTCCACTAAATAAATTGTGTTAGCCACAGGAGTCGCTGGAACTTCAGCAACAACCGAAATTGTGTAGCCGTTCAGTGTTCCGGCTGAAATACCCAAGGCATCAATTTCAGACTTAGTTGGGGTTGGCTCAGGCACCATGCCTGTATTGTTCACTTCTATAGACATAAGGGTCTCCTAGACGTGCATAGCGGCTAGAACTTCTAGGCCACTTGTATTAGTTACCACGACTCGAAACTCTGGAGACATGACTACTTCCTGTTGCGCATCGGCGTCTGACACAGTGAGTACATCTATCCAGTTGAAGTCGGAGCTGATTCTTGCTTGCAACTTGACGGTATCGCCACTGTTGCAGTTAGTTTGGAAAATTCCTGTACGGTTCCCTCGGGTCTCGAACTGAGTCACATCAGAGTCATAGGACACTGTGAGGCTTGGAGCCGTGAATAGTTTTAGTGCGTATGACATAAAATATTCCTTAGTTTATTTTAATTAATAAGAGGCCGACCCCGAAGGGCCGACCAATTTTGAGCGTCTAAAATTAAGCTGCGATTGCAACTACCTTCAGAGCTTCGGTGTTCAATAACATTGAGCCAACACGCTTGCGAGTGTAGAAGCTGATAGCACCATGAGCGCTGTATGGGTCGCGAAGCATAGAAACGCCAACACGGTCCACAACCTGATAGCCAGCAGCGAAGTCGCCAAACACGATGGGCATGTTGCCAGCACCGATCTCGGCCATGTCTTCGTTGATCACAATTTCATATCCGAAAATGCGACCAGCGGCTGCAACAGTGATGTCGCGCTGCAGGAAGTATTCGCCGTCGGTGGTCTTTAGATCGACCAATACGTTGTGAGTAGCGCGGCTCATCATCCACTTGGCGTTGCCAAGATAGCCAGTTTTGGTGTTCAAAACTACTGAGCGCAGCAAGTTGATAACAGCGTCAGAAGTAGCACCCAAAGAGGTCGCTTGACCTGATTTGATAACCTGATACTTACCAAAAGCACGAGTTGCATCGCCTGCGATGTATGCAGCAGTAGTGTCCAAACCATTCAAAATTCCGACAGGCTTGTTTGTGCCGTTGCCATTCAAGAATGCGCTGTTTTCTTGCTCAGAGAATTCACGAGCAACCTCACCAGCCAACCATGCTTCAACGTTGAAAAATGAGTCTTCTAGAACGTGCTGATAGGCTTTCGGGGAAGCGTACACTTCACCAAAGACCGCTGAGATCTTGGCAAGCTCCGGACTGCCAGTGTTCGGACGTGCTGCAGTCTCACCAACCCAACCCGAAGCAGAACCACCAAGAGAAACCAGCTGGCTGTAATCAGTTGTTGAAGTAGAGATGCCACCAACTAGCTGACGAATCGGGCTTGACTCGTGCTGCAGCTCGATGATGTTGCGGCTAACTTCGATAGGTAGTGCGTACCCGCCTTGTGCGTCTACAGAGATTTGTACGTCAGCAGCTTTAGCGCGAAGTCCTTCTACGCCTTTACGGGCAAATGTTGAAAGCATGTCTTTGCTGTCCATTGTGTTAGATTCCTTAATAGATTGAGTTGAAAGATCGGGGCGAGCAGCTTTAGCTTCTAACGCTTCCATCTTTTCATTTAGATTTTTAATTTGAGCGTCGGTGTCAGCTTTTACAGCTTCAACAGCGTCAACAGTAGCTTTAGTTTCGATAAGCGCATCTGTGTGCGCAGCAGACACTTCGAGTGCGTCAGCAACAGCTTTCAAAGTCACTTCTTCGTCCTGCTTTTCAACAATAACATCAGTCATATTTTTTACCATTCAGTATGTTAAGCATTCGCTTCAACTCGGCTTGAGTTTCAACTTGTGCAATATTTGAGTCGTCTTCTGGAGCATCTCGCTCAGCGTCCATCCCCTGAAAGCCTTTAGCCAGAATGGCTTTGGCATCTTTTCGAGATACGCCTGCATCACGCAGGGTTTTCTCTAGGGATCGAATGTCGTGATCAGACTTCACAGCCGTCACAACAGACTCTTCGTTGGCCGGTATTGCTACCAGAGATATTTCATGAAGGTCTATTTCATGAAGTAAATTTGCGCCGGTTTTACGGTCGTATTCTTCTTCAACTATTCGATAGCCAATTGACATTGCATCGAGAGCGCCATCTTTTAATAATGCATAAGCCTCATCTGCGTCCCGCACCCCCTTAGTCAGACGGCCTTCAACATAGAGACCTTTTGCGTCTTCATACATTGCCGTCCATACGCCAATTGGTCGCGTGGTGTCGTGGTGCGCAAGCATCTTGACCTTGGTTCCTGCTTCAGCATGCTTTGCAATAGACTTTTGAAATGCACCAAGCTGCGTAATGTCACCAGCCCGATCTTTATGGTTAAACGTGTTGGCGTACCCAGAGAACTTGCGCTCGTCTGTGCCATCCACAGCAAAAGTTTTATGATCAAATGCTAGGATCATTTTCTTATTCGTCATCAGGTTTTTCCTGTGGTGGTTTATCTGGCTCGTCGCCAAACTGCAAATTGTTTGACTGCGTGACAAACTCGTCTCCGCCCTCTCGGGGGTTGTAACCAAGTTCTTGGCGGGCTTCGTTAGGATTCATGACTCCAGCAGCAATTAGTGTGTTGTATGTTTCAACTCGTGTGGCCATATCGGTTCGCAGGAGGTTGGAAACATCAAACTTGAAGTGCTGAGTGTTAACATTGAGCAATGCCTTATTGAGTCGTGCTTCAATCTGCATAATGTAGGGCAACATGGTTGCTTTATAAAAAGCTAAATCCTGGTGCTCAATATTTGAGAAGGTTGCACGATCTAGGTCCCCTATCATGTGAGGAGGCACACGGTACATTGCACAAATTTCTGATCGGGTATACTTCCGCGCATCAAGCAGCTGTACATCGTTAGGCGATAGGGATATTGGCTGAAACTTTAAGCCCTGCTCAAGAATAGCAACCTTGTGACTGTTTGCTACGCCCTGGTGGCCAGCGTTCCATGACGCTTTAATGTTTTCAAAAGAGTCATCATCCAATATGCCATCGGTATGCAAAATGCCGCGAGGTGTTGCATCGTTTGTGAAAACGTTAGCAGCATAATCTCGCGCATCCATACCTGCACCGATTGAATTGGCGTTGTATGTGATTGGTGAAATGCCCGTAAGGCCATCTAGTGACATCCCACGAACGTGGAATATTTCGTTAGGCCCTAAGACATCTTCTTTGCCGTTATCAAACGTAATCTTGTACAGGATGTTGTATTGTTGATCTTGTAGTACCGTTACGTTTTCAGACTTAAGCGGTAGGATCTCAACAACCTTGCCCGACGACGTACGATTGACGTATCCGTAAAAGTTACCGTTAAGGCACAGGTTGACCATCATATACGCAAAGAATTCTGCGCCTGTTTGATACTCGTTTGGGTTATTTCGAATAAGATCATGCAGCGGCGCTGCTTTGTGCATTTCCGTGCCAGCGGTTGTTTCGCGATACAAATGACAAGGTAGTGTGGCCATCGTATCGGACAAAACCTTGATGCAGCTGTATACGGTATTCATCCGCATTGCTTGCTCTGTAGTGACAGCCTTTGTGGCTGAGGTGTAACTTGAGAAAAAGTCAGACAGCGCAGAGCTATTAAAAGGCAGGCTAATTGGTGCCGCTTTCTCTTGAGAACGGCCCCAGTTAAATAAAGCCATAGTGGCCTCCTGAGTGTGAGATTAAAGTTGGCGCAATCCGCGCTTGCTATAGACATTTGAGATGAGGCCGCCATTTACTTTTAGTCGGCCAAGGGCCATTACTAAGGCGATAATTCCATCGATTTTATTAGACTTGCCAGTTTTCTTAATTTTGATATTGTCATTCGGGTCTATGTAGAGCTCGCAATTGGACAACATCCAGGACAGCACAGGGTCGCGGCCATGACAAAGCAGCTTTGCTTTTACAGCTTTCTCAAGCTCCTTTGAGGGGTCCGACATTGCCATAATTCCCTGTGAAAACTTCACCATTGGAGCCCCTTTATCAACCAAGCTGGCTGAAAGCTGCGTGGCTCCATAAGCGTCATACGCAATTTCGCGCACATTAAATTTGCCCATACAATCCAGCACGTCTTCTTCAATATATGACAAATCTGTAATGTTGCCTTCGGTAGCAATAATAAAGCCGGCTTTAAGCCACTCCCGATACTTGACACCTATAAAGCCACTGGTACTTGTGACGGTGTCCTCCGGCAAATAGTGTTTTAGGTATGGATACAGCTTGCCATCTTCGACAAACAAAATAGCTATTGATGCAAAGTCAGATACCGAGGCCAGATCAAGCCCGATGTAACAGGGTTGGCCGGCAAAGTGTTCAATAGGTGGCCTTTCGCCCGCTGAGTTGTCCCAATCCTGGGAACTAATCCAGGCAGAGCTTGAGCTCATCCATTGATTGAGCCTTTTAGTACGAAAGTTAGTTTCAGCACTGGGTGACTCCATAGCCTGCTTTGCCATACGGTCAAGGTCATCAGGAAAGACGGATATGCCATAACCTGGGTTGGCTTTACGCCACACTGCAGGGTCACGCCAGTCGTCTTCTTCATCTATACCCCAAATTGCTGCAAAAAAAGTGTCATCATCTACATCTAAATGAGGATCGAGCACCTTGGTGCAATACTCACGAATTTCATAGCAAATGCCTTCGCGGTTGGTTCCCGCGGTAGTAATTGCAAATATAATTGGTTGGGCGCGTGCCCCAGAAGCGACGTTTAGCACGTCCCAGATCTCTGAGGTCTTATGCACGTGGAGCTCATCCACGACGCTAAAGCTAGGCGAACGCCCTTCTAGCGAACCAGCATCAGAAGATAGTGGCTCGAACTTACTACCCGATGCATCATGCAGCGTTGCAGATCTGTGGCACTTTAAGTGCTCCAAGAGCTGCGGCGACTTCTTAACCATGGCTTGCGCATCTCCAAATACGATGCGTGCTTGGTCCCGAGTAGTCGCGGCCGCATAAACTTCGGCTGCATTTTCAGAATCACCTATGAGTGCATACAATGTAAGGCCCGAGCAAAAAGTAGACTTGCCCGATTTACGTGGTACTTCAACATAGGCTGTCCGAAAACGTCTGTAGTTGTCTTTTCGACGCATCCAGCCATATAACTGGGAGACAATAAAGATCTGCCAGTCAGCTAATTCTAATGGAAGACCCGCTAGGGGGCCTTTTAGGTGTGACAAAAACCCAAAAAACTTGATGCAATGGTTAGCCGCGGCAGCATCATAATAATAAGTACTACCAGGGTCTTGGCTTTGTTCAAGATCGTTGAGTGCCCTTTGACAGGCTTGGATAAGTACGCGTGCTGCAGGCAATTGACCACTGACGACTTTCGTCGCATAGTCCCAGCCGACGGAATCGTTTTGCATTTGGGTCTCCTCAGACTTTGGGCTTACTTAGTAGGGCTTTGGCTTCTTTTTTGGCTTCTTAGCCTTTTCTTCGACGGCTACAGGCTTAGGCTTCTCAGCAGGGACTACATAACGGCGCGCAGTTTCACACCACTCATATTGAATTGGTTTTTTCATGATCGGATCACTTCCTTAAGATAAAGAAATCACACCCCAACCAACAAGAATGTTGGCCGTTATAAAACAGGCGGTGATTAGGTTAATGAGAACAACAATCGTGCGCATTACCGCTATGGCATCAGCCTCTCGATTGTTGGATGTTGCTTTTTCGCCCATGGCTAATGCCCAAAGACGCCAAACTCGCTTTAGCACTACTTGTTATCCAAAAATGCTGAAAATGAATCTACTTCAATTGGTTTGTTTGCGTCTACTTTGGTGCGTGCAGCTGCGGTTAGCCCATACTCAGTCATCATTTTAGTAATGTTGCTATAGGCGACATTCATTTGAGCCAGGGCGGGGTGGCTTTTCATATTCACATTGCCAGCACTGCCCTCAACCTCAACCAGTGTGCCCTCAGCTTGCACTATTGCGCGCAATCTTAGGTACATCGACAACTGGTCGGCTAACAGGGCAAAGCCCATGGCATCAACCCCCGTCCCGACTCCCATTGAGTAACAATGTGCCGCGATCTGGTCATATAAGACATCAGTGATGGGGTCATTTGAGGCCCAAGCGGGCTTGTCTGGAAGTCCTGCAGGTATACTCACCGAACTAGTCATCCTATCTTTGCGGAAAGTCCCCTCTAGTTTCTTAAGGGCTTCAGGTTTTCGTTTTCGTCCTGCCATTGGTGAGTCCTCCTCAGGAGTCATTAAAAACGTTTCATTAATTAAGCATTGCTCTTTTAATGAATCAAATTAGGTGGCCTTTTGTTTGCAGGGAGACAGTCTGCTAGCCGTGAGGAGGTCGGCTTTTGTCGCGAGAGGCCATACTCGCAAATACTAGTCAAATAAAACTGATAGGTCCGGTGGGATCCAGTCAGATGGCTTAGTGGCATCACCTTCAAGGCCTCGGCTGGGCTTCACGCCTCGCTTCTTGGCCATGTTGGCTTGGTGCACTATCTCGATAGCACGGTTAGCGTCAACACCCATGTGGTGCATACCGCCTAGCGCGAAATAAACGAGATCAACCAGAGCATCGACCGTCTCGGGTGCATCCTGGTTGCTTATTGCCTGTTTTAACTCATTCAACTCCTCTTCAATGAAGACCGGAAGGTGCGTCTTGACCTTGTCGGGTATTGACCTAGCGGGCTTCAATGGAAATGGATCGTTTAGTACTGTTTCATTGAATTCTTTTACTTTTGCAAATATATCCATGGTTCTGCATCCTCCTCAGGATTTTTGTTTCAATCTGTCAATTCGTGTCCGTCTTTAGGGTGCGCCCGTCCTGGGGCTGATTCTCAGCTATTTGGGGGCCCCCTGGGCTCATATGGGGAGCTTGGGGCCTCTCAGCTAACGAATATCAGGGCGTGTTATCGGGCGCGATACGGTGCGATTGTGGAGCCCGTGTGTGATAGGTTTGTGTGATTGTGTATAGGCATGGCATAGGCCACATCTATAGTAGTATCAGGGGCTTATCTCTGGCGATCCACACGCACACGTGCAGTCTTACTGTTGTGGCATGCGTGGCATAGCGCTTGCATGTTGCTCTGTACGTAGCCCAGCGCAGGGTTATCACGTATCTCTACAATATGATCCACCACATCACACGGCACAGCACGGCCCTTCTCACAGCAGTGTGCACACACAGGGTGGCGCTTACGGTAGGCTATGGATGTGGCACGCCAGCGGCGGGTCTTATAGAAGGCCTCCAAGTGGGCACGCTCAGCAGAGCCTCTATATGCTGTGCTGCGCTGTTGGGTGTGTGCTGCACAGCGTGAACTGCCATAGACTAGCTCGGCACACCCAGGATGGCTGCATGGGTTGGGAGCCGATCTAGGCACTACTGGTGCGCCTCCATATCGACTAGCATAGCTAGGCCTGCAGAAGCGTGAAATAAATGGGGCTTTCCTGATTCTTCATCTAGCAGCTCACCCTTCTGAAAGGCTAATAAATGCCGCTGAATTGCGGAATATAATCGATTGATGTAGTCAGGATCACCTTTGCCTTCAAGATAGTTCTTTTTCCCGTACTTCTTAGCACCAAAAGTCAAAACATCGGCAGTGCCTAAAATGTAGTCCGCACAAACTAAATCGATTGCAGGCTTTTCTGAATCGTATTTTTTGGCCTTGTTAGGGGTCAATGTCCACTCAGGCGGTTCTGGTGGTTGGTCACCGTAAGTCGACTGCTTGTTTATCAGGTTCCACATTTGTGGTGTTGCATCGTTGATTGACATAAGGCCTCCTCAGGTCTTTTTAGAAGTAAAAAAAACCCACACAAGAATGTATGGGCTTAAAGGATTTGTGCGGGTGCACTAGTTAACCAGTGACCCTTAGCGATTAAGATTAAGGCGTAGGGGAATCTTTTGGTGGGGATACAGAGCTCGCTCGATCTCTTGCCATTCGCCTAACTAGCCTGATAAGGCCTTTTCTCTCCATATAATGTAGCTTAATCGTTACACGGGGAGCTGTAGCCACTCCTCGCGCTCTGGATTGAACAGGCGTATGCGTTTGCCCTTGCTGTCGTAGTCGCCTTCACGGAGGATCCTGGCCATCCTGGCTTGCTCCAACCAGTTGTCTTGACCCTTTGCCCGGTACGCTTCTTTGACCGCTTCCCAGGCATCATCAAAATCAAACGCCTCATAATGATCACCCTGATCGTCCACCAGCACACGAAAGAATGGCTTGAGTAGTTTCTCAGCACCCTTTGGCCCGCAGCCTTTAAGGCCTTTGTAGCCATCTGTGGTGTCACCAATCAGCACTTGGTACAGCCAGAACTTATCAGCAGCTGCAAGTGAAGTGTATTGGGGCCACACCATTTCGTGCTGCCTCAAGTAATGGCATTCCGGTAACGTGTACATATCTTTGTCAATCGAGACAATCACGCTGTTCGGGATCTTCCTGTGCAGCATGTGAAAGACATCATCACCTTCAAGCCAGTTGATCGAGATGTGCTCAAACCTAGCTTCCAGCGCATCACGCAGCTCACCGTAGCAAACAGGCTTTGGTGTTGCTTTGCGATGCATCTTGTACTCAGGCATGACCAGCTTGCGCCAGTTGGTTGAGTTTTTGGGTGAATAGACCAGGATGACTTCTTCGCAGCCAGCATGTTCCATCTCCTTCTGGATCTGCTGTAGTGCGTCCTCAATTGCCCCAGAGATGTCTGTCCAGATAGTGTCACCGTAATCACGCTGGGCTGACGCAGCGGCTTGATAGTTGATCACGTCAGCATCTAGCAATGCTACTTTCTTCATGGGATCACCTTGTTGTCTTGTAGGTACACCAGGAAGGCATACATTGATTCTTGGCAGCGCTCGCGGTTATTAGCCGAGCACCATTCTTTGTAGCTCATTACTTTTTGCATTCCGTTTCCTTTAGACAGCCACATCCAAATTTGGACGGCTACTTTTTGCTAGGGACAGCCGCATCCAACTTTGGACTGGCACTCCAACTTTGGACGGCTACTTTTTGCTAGGGACAGCCGCATCCAACTTTGGACTGGCACTCCAAC